ATCTATTGTGGATGTGCCTTCAATTACCTCTGAAAGCGTAAGTCCAATTCCACCCGAAACTGTCAAGTCTCCTGTGATTGTGACATCACCATCCATTGTTCCGCCATTGCCAAGATTCTTGACATTGGATTGCCCCATTGAACCAAACATATTAAATCTCCACCATTCTTACAGCCCCAGTAGTAGTGCTAGTAGAGTTAAAATTAAAATATACAGTATTGCCAAATCCTCTGGGTACTGTAATAAAAAATTGTGTGTTTGCTGGTATCAATAAATCGTTACTAGCATTAACATTGGTTTCTGATGTCGTAAAATTGTAATATATTTCAACTGCTGAATAAACACCAAAAGTTGCTGTGCTAGAATGTAATAATTTATGTGATGTGTTTGCAACATTTGCTGAACTTCCTGCTGTTCCTGCTGTTGATACTGTCCAAGTACCACCAGTTGTTGCATTAAGTGCTTCCTGTACGGAATTTGTGTGTAGGTCTGCCATTTTCCTTCCTCTCTAAGCCTGACAATAGCGTGAACGAGACTGTGCTATGTCGTTATGATTTTTTAAGTTTTTTCTTTATTTTTTTAACTGCTTTTTTTGCAGTAGTAGGTGCTTTATAAGGACTCCAATCAGATTCCCCTGTTACTCTTTGATACCCTTTGTTTTTTAACGATTCAAGTTTTTCAGGGTGTTTTTTAAAAGTATCCTCTTCAAGTCTTTCTATCTTACCTTTATTTGGTTTTTTCCAGTATTGCATAATATCTCCAAATAATTAGGGGCAGGGCAAACCATACCCCTAATATTTTATTATTCGTTAAGCGTTGCGAATCTTCAGACCCTTCTTATTGTCTGTGTCATCTATTCTCTTAACTCCATATAGCAAATCAGCAACTACTTTAGTACCAAGTGCATCTACAGAATATTCTGATTGCACTCTGACTTCTTGTTGAAATGCTGTTGCTACAGCGGACTTATGAAAGATTGCACCAGAGATTGTATTTGCTCCAGCACCACCTTCATCTGCTTTGTCCACAGTATTTGACATATATACGTCAATGCCATAAAGCGAACCAACCATGCCAGTACGAAGTCCTTTGTTTCCCTCTCCAACTGCATCATTTCTGATAAAGTATTGAGCAACTCCAGCAGAGGGATTTAGAATATCAGCAAAAAGAGTTGGATTAACAACCATTGCACATTCTCCATCCATGTATGGAATATCTGCCTCACCTAAAGTAGCTAATGCTTCTTCAAACTTAGCGGCAGTTAGCGTATCGTCAGCACTAAGATTCAATGAATCCTCTAGTGATTGTAACTCACTCCAAATGTCAGAATCAACCTGACGAGCAAGAGCTTCGCCCATCATTTTTGCATACTTTTCTACTAAATCAGCTTCGGATTGAATTAATGCCACATCTTCAAAAAGTTTTGCGACATATTTGTGTTTATTGACAGTTAGCTGAGTTTCTGTTGTTACAGTTGCATCATAAGAAACATCTGAACCAGCAGATTTGTCACTCGCACTAATAAGACTCATTTCAGGAATGTGAAGTACATCACCATATCCTTTTCCAGTAAAAAGTGCAGAATAATCATCTACTAACCCACGAAAGACTGTTTTTCTTTCAAAGAACTTGTATATACCATCTGCCCAAATTTCAGGAATAAAATGCTGGTCTGTTGTAGTCGTTACAGGACTACCTTGATAATGTTTAGCCATTTATATTACCTTTTTATGTATGACTCCAATATTGCATTCCAGTTCTTTCGTCTTTCCTCTCCCGACATATCAGTCCAGTCACCAACTTGTTGCGTGGGTACTGTTCCTTTTCTGTCAGGTGGATTTACTTTTTCTGTTTCGGAAAATTCCTCAACTATATCCAAAAGAACATCTGTATCAACATTGGAAAATTTTTCTCGTTTAGACTCAGGAAGTTTAGATAAAGCGACTTCTCGAAGTTTGACATCCATTGATTCCCATTTTTCCTTAAAAGGTTTGTAAGAATCAATTTGTTTCATGAGTTCGGCATTTAATTCCTGCCATTTCTCTTCTTCTTGTAGTTTTGCTCTTCTACCCTCTTCCTCTTGTGTTTTAAAAGATTCAAGAGACTCACGAAGTTCATTCCTTTCTGAAATAACCTCGTTTAATCTTGAAATTGGTACATTATTTTCGTCTTTTGTGACGGCTTCCTGTTTTACATCTGGCTCGATGGTCTTCTCTTCAGACATTTTTACCTCTTTAGTGAGTTAGTGAATATGCAAGATTTCTTCTTGCATTAAAGTTATGGTATAATGTAAGTTGTAAAAGTAATCTAATGCAAGAAAAAAATTACGATTTTAAACAAAAGTGGTTTGAATACTTAGGTTATAAACCGCATGATGGTCAAATTCCTTTGCATTTCCCTAAAAAACATGATGCCAGATTTCAAGTGGTTGTGTGTGGGAGAAGATTTGGAAAAACATGGGCTAGTGCTATGGAGGCTACTTATGTAGCATCTCAACCCAATAAAAGAATCTGGGTAGTAGGGATGTCATATAAGAAAGCTCGTTTAATATTTCGTGAAATTTGGCAACGAATGGTTATTGGACATCCTGAAGATGTCGATAAGGCATCAGAAAAAGATATGTACATTCGTTTTAAATGGGGTACTATCGTAGAGGGAATGTCAGCAGATAACCCTTCAAGTCTTGTAGGAGAGGGTCTTGACTTGCTCGTAATTGACGAAGTTGCCAAAATGAATAAAAAGATTTGGGATATGTACTTATCCCCAACAGTAGCAGGAAGAAAAGGTAAAGTTATTTTTATTACTACGCCAGAGGGTAGAAACTGGATATATGATTTATTTAAACTAGGGGCAGAAGACCCACTATGGGAAAGCCATACATCTCCATCATGGATTAACCAGTATGAGTTTCCGCTAGGGTTAAATGACCCAGCAATCATAGAAAGAAAAAGAAATATGTCAAAAGAACTTTTTGGTCAAGAATTTGGAGCAGAATTTTCTGTATTTGAGGGCAAGGTGTGGAACTTTCATAGAGACTTAGATACTGGAGACTTTCCTTACGACCCTGACTTACCCACTTATTGTACGATTGACTTTGGTTATCGTATGCCCGCAGTTCTTTTTATACAGACATACTGGGAAGATGAAATAGAGCATATTAGAATTTTTGATTGCATCCTACACAAACAAAACATAAAAACAGAAGATTTAATAAAACTTATCAAAACAAAGGGCTATCCTATTATGTCTTTCTATGGCGACCCCGCTGGTTCAAATGTTCAAGGACAGTCAGGTAGGGGAGATATGGAAATATTTAGACGTAGTGGGATTAACATACTTTCCACAAGAGATAGAATTAGTAGAAATATTGTTAATAGCGTTGCTTACACCAGAGGTTTCTTTGAAAGTGCCGATGGAATTAGAAGAGTTCATGTTGATAAAAGATGTACTGATGTCATAGAAGACTTTGAGGAATATAGATACCCAGAGACAGAGGACGGAAAACCAGTAAAGGAAGAGCCATTAAAAGATGGATACCATGACCACGGCAATGATGCGTTCAGGTATTTTATACTTAATCGCTTTCCAATGAGAAACCAAGAAATGAAAAGGATTCAAAGATGATTCAAAAAATATTAAAAGATAAACTGCTAGAAACAAAGCTAATGATGTCTCACTCTAGGCGTAATGAGATTAGAAAGCATTTAAATTATTACTCTGGGGTTTCTACAGAGCAATATATCTCTAACTATTTTAGCGGAGATGCTTTTTCTGAAATACCGCCTAGTATGACAAATTTTACAAGAAAATTTATTAACAAAATTAGTAGAATATATAGTCTAGGAGCTAAAAGGAATCTTGGCAATCTCACAGAAAGATACGAAGAGCTAACACCAACTAAAGATGTTCGCATGAAACATTCTGAAAGAATGACTAGGCTGTTAGGTACTGTAGCAAATCGAGTACATTGGAGAGATGGGTTTTTTGACTATAGACCTATTTATTATTTTGAGGCATACTTTGACGAAAACCCTTTTGTTCCTAGTGCTGTAGTCTACCCACTATTAAACAGCACAGCAGACCTTTCAAACACAGAAAATCTACAATGGGAATACTGGGATAGTGAAAAATACGGCATAATGAATGAAGATGGTAAAATGATAGAAGAAATAGACAATCCTTATGGAATTTTGCCATTTGTATTTACTCACAGAGAAGACCAGCTCGATTCTTTCTTTGTCGAGGGTGCTAGTGATGTAGTTAATTGCAATGAGCAAGTCAATATTGCCTTAACTGAAATGAATCTAGGCATGAGGTTTAATATGTTTGGTCAGCCGTGGGTAACAGGACTAAGAGCAGACCAAAGTATGTTAAGAGCTGGCTCTAATACTATTCTTGACATGGGAGAAGACGGAGCATACAATATAACAAGCCCAAGTGGAAATATAGAAGAGGCTATAAACAATATAAAGTTTCAAATAGAACTTGTAGCATCTAATAATCATTTATGGATTCAATGGGCGGAATCTGGTGGAGAAGTGCCTAGTGGAATCTCATTAATGATTAAAGATATGGAAAGAAAGGAAGACTATTACGATGATATTGCACTATGGAGATTGTACGAACAAGACTTTTACAATGTAGAACGAACAATAGCTGAGTATAATGGCATTTCTCTTCCTGAAGAGTTTGGTGTTGATTTTGAAGAGGTAGATTACCCCAAAACAGTTCAAGACCAGATATTGAAAGATGAATTTGATATTCAAAACAACCTTATTACTAGAGCAAAGATAATGGTTCGTGAAAACAAAGACCTCACAGAAAAGCAAGCTCAAAAATTGATAGATGAAAATAGGAGAGTAAATGAGCAAGAAAACAGCCAGTCAATCTTTACGCAATTCCGTCAGGGAACTGGACAAAATCAATAATGTAGACTTTAAGTTTGAAGGAAACTTACAAGAAATCATAGAAGACCCTATTTTGTGGGCAGAGTCACAGGCAGAGCGTGTTATTGCCGATAATATTGATAACTATTTAGAATCTAAAGAACTAGGGGAGAAATTCTGGGATGAAATTAGAAGTATCAGTTAATTTTGACTTTAATCAACTTTCTAGTAAAATGGATGACCTTATTAAAGATTATACATCTGGATTCGCAAAAGATTCAGAGCAAGGGTCTAAAGCAGTCATTGACAGCGGTAAATTAACACCCCTAAAGCAATCAACTAAAAGATGGCGTAAATCAAGAGGATACCCAACAGACCCGCCACTAAAAGCAAGTGGTAAGCTGTATAAAAGCATAAAAGCAAAAGATAATACATTGCAAGTAATTCAATATGGGAAATGGCACAATGATGGAAAAGTTCCTACTACTGGAGCAAGGGAATTTATTACAACAACTGCACAAAATAAACAAAAATTAGACAAAAAGTTTATGCAAGACATACAAAAGGCATTGCGTTCTAACAAAAAGGTTGTATCACTAGGGTAGAAGGAATTAGTTTATGGCTAAGAAAAGAGAATTAGATGAAAAAGATAGAAGACTACTTATTGAGACTGCTCTTGGACTGTCTTACGACATACGAATCTTCTCTGAACGACTTGGACAAGAAATTGACAGGCTTACAAGAAATGGTCTTGATGAACAATCAATTATTAGGGTTCTTGAGCAAGACCTTGCTACCAACGGAAGAATCTTCGGGGAATTACGAAACTCCATTAAACGAGGAGTTACTGGAGGAATTAATCAAGCATTCCGCAGAGCTGGAGAAATGGGGCAAAGCCTAAAGTGGATTGCCATATCTAAAAACCCCTGCGATGACTGTCGCTCAAGAGCTGGAGAAGTGGATACTTGGGATAACTGGGAAGCCAGAGGAATGCCCTCAAGTGGATGGAGTATCTGTAAAGAATACTGCTACTGCCAGTTAATGCCTGAATCCCTCGATATAGATGATACAATCACAATATGAAAGACTCCACATTGTTAAATTGCTTTTGTTTTAATTGTCATTGGCTGTGGGAAGTGTTCGGGTCTAAAATTAGCCGAGAACAAGAATGTCCAGAATGTAAATCATTTGATGTCAAGACATTCATAAAAAGAATCGACATCAATCTTTAATATTTAAAGCCTTTTCTCGCAGTTCTACTTTTTCTTGCCAAGCCTTTC